TACGGATGGCCGCTTTAATGATTTGATTTTTGAATTTTGAATTTTGAATTGCAATGTACTTTTACGAAATTACCAAATAGCCATTAGGTGTCCAGGTATAAATAAGACACCGATACACCGATTGCCATAGAGCTTTGAGGGACACCGATTCATTTCAACATGCCTCGTTTATTTAAAATATATGCCAAAAATTATTTCCTAACATATCCCAATTGTTCTCTCTCTAAAGAGGAAGCACTTTCCCAATTAAAAAACCTAGAAACCCCAACAAATAAAAAATACATCAAAGTTTGCAGAGAACTCCACGAGAATGGGGAACCACATCTCCATGTGCTTATCCAATTCGAAGGCAAATACCAATGTAAGAACCAACGGTTCTTCGACCTGGTATCCCCAAACAGATCAGCACATTTCCATCCGAACATTCAGGCAGCTAAGAGCTCAACAGATGTCAAGACCTACGTGGAGAAAGACGGAGACTTCATTGATTTTGGAGTTTTCCAAATCGATGGCAGATCAGCTAGAGGAGGTCAGCAATCTGCCAACGACGCATATGCCGAAGCACTCAATTCAGGCAATAAATCCGAGGCCCTCAATATATTAAAAGAGAAGGCCCCAAAGGACTATATTTTACAATTTCATAATTTAAGTTCAAATTTAGATAGGATTTTTAGTCCTCCTTTAGAAGTTTATGTTTCTCCATTTCTTTCTTCTTCTTTTAATCAAGTTCCAGATGAACTTGAAGAGTGGGTCGCTGAGAACGTCGTGTCTTCCGCTGCGCGGCCATGGAGACCTAATAGTATTGTCATTGAGGGTGATAGCAGAACAGGCAAAACAATGTGGGCCAGGTCTCTAGGCCCACATAATTATTTATGTGGACATCTAGACCTAAGCCCAAAGGTGTACAGTAATGATGCGTGGTACAACGTCATTGATGACGTAGACCCGCATTATTTAAAGCACTTCAAGGAATTCATGGGGGCCCAGAGGGACTGGCAAAGCAACACAAAGTACGGGAAGCCCATTCAAATTAAAGGGGGAATTCCCACTATCTTCCTCTGCAATCCAGGACCTACCTCCTCATATAGGGAATATCTAGACGAAGAAAAAAATATATCCTTGAAAAATTGGGCGCTCAAGAATGCAACCTTCGTCACCCTCTACGAGCCACTGTTCGCAAGTATCAATCAAGGTCCAACACAAGATAGCCAAGAAGAAACCAATAAGGCGTAAGCGTGTAGACCTAGACTGTGGCTGCTCATACTACCTCCACCTCAACTGCAACAATCATGGATTCACGCACAGGGGAACTCATCACTGCTCCTCAGGCAGAGAATGGCGTTTTTATTTGGGAGATAAACAATCCCCTCTATTTCAAGATAACAGAACACAGCCAGCGGCCATTTCTAATGAACCACGACATCATTTCCATTCAGATAAGATTCAACCACAACATCAGGAAGGTAATGGGGATTCACAAATGTTTTCTCAACTTCCGAATTTGGACGACATTACAGCCTCAGACTGGTCATTTCTTAAGAGTATTTAGATATGAAGTTCTTAAGTATTTAGATAGTCTTGGTGTAATTTCCATTAACAATGTAATCAGAGCAGTTGATCATGTATTGTATGATGTACTTGAAAACACAATAAATGTAACAGAAACTCATGATATAAAATATAAATTTTATTAATTTGATATTGAATCATAGAAATAGATGCGTATTTTCATAGTTACATACACTGGATTAGAGGCATGCGTACATGCCATATACAATAACAAGGCGTTTTCAGTATGGTTCTCGTACTTGGCTGCCTCCTGATGATTATAAGTTACATGACTGTTAATTTTAAAAAATCTCTTAACTAATGCCTGTTCCTTCATTCCAGAGGGCCCACCAATAACTGTTGCATGAAATTTTCTCATCACTTGAAACCTATCACGCAAATCATTCTTCACGGTTGCGGTACTGGGCTCATTATCGAACATATTAAAAACCTGTCCAAAATCCATTGGGCTGCTTCCATAGGGCCTTCTATCACGGACCAAAAAGAACATGACCTGATTAGTGTGATTCTGCTTCTTGATATTTTCATCCATCCAGACTTTACCTAAAAAATATATCGATTTAACACAGAACCTCTTACCCACTCTGTGAGTAATTCCAGATCCACGAGTAACATCACTAACACAACGAACAATACCAGTGTGCTTAATATCATCCCGTTGCTCATAAGACTGGACTTTACATGGGCCTTCACATCCACGGGGAACATCAGGGCTTCGATACATTCTGTATATTCTGGGCTTTCGGTACATGGGCCTGTACGTCCATGATCGTCGCTTGTTTGTGCCTTGGACAATGGGGACAGCAGCACGGCTGCTGTATGGGCTGTCGAAGTTCAGCCTTCGGCGAACCTTCGAGACGGGCGTGGAAATGATTATATCGCCTGGTCGCTTCGACATAGTCACGGGCCCTTACAACAGATATAAGATCCCTAATTAAATCGTGGCCCAATGTATTGGGCTCGTAAGTTTCCTCAACGGACTGCAAATATTTAATAGCTAACATACAACGAAATCCGTGAACAGATTCAGGAAATTCATTTAGAAGTGGGTCCCACATATTGCAAGACAAAATACTTGGGGACCAAGTATATAAAGACAAATGAACACTTATTTAACGTTTGAGTATGCAATTTGATTGGTTGACAGTGACGTCTGTGGAACCCTCGTGGGGACCACATAAAAGGAAAAGGCGCGGCCATCCGGTAATATTA